CCTATCACCAGACCGGCATGGCCTCTGGTGGCGTCGTCATGAACTTCACCATCACGCTCATCGTCAATCGCGCATCGGAACGCACAGCCCAAGATCAGCTCGACCAATACATGAACTGGGACGGAGCGAAGTCTCTGCGTGCTGCCATTGAAGCAGACCGAACCCTCGGCGGAGTGTGCTCCGATCTCATCGTCACCAACGCCGAGAACCTCACGAACATCGACGCCAACGACACGCTGTATCTGGCGGTTGATTTCAAGGTCACGGTGTACGCTTAGAACATGGCGAAATACCTCGTCTCCGGACCCTTCCCCGTCAGTGGCGTTCAGCCAGGCGGCTTTGTGGACGGAAGCGGAATCGACAATGTAGAGTTGTTGATCGCGGCAGGCATCATCACGCCCGTCAAAGAATCCAAGAAAACCTCAACAGCCGATAAGGCAGGAGACAAATAGTCATGGCAAAGCTGGTCCTCAAAGACGCGAACATCGTGTTCAACGGCACCGACATCTCGGCCAACGTCGCATCGGTATCGCTCTCGACGACCGCTGCCGAAGTGGCAACCACCGCATTCGGATCGAGCGCAGTCACCCGCGTCTCGGGCCTCATCGACAACTCGGTGACGTTCAGCATCCACAACGACTACAACGCCATCGACGGAATCTTCTTCCCGCTCGTCGGCTCGACCGCAGTCACCTGCGTCATCAAGCCGAACGGCACCGCAGCAGCTTCCTCGGCGAACCCGTCGTACACCTTCTCGGTTCTCGTGACCGAGTGGACTCCGGTCAACGGTGCGGTCGGCGACCTCGCCACTGCCGACGTGACGTTCCCAATCTCGGGCGCAATCACCAAGTCCGTCGGAGCTTGATTTCAATCCACCTAACCTGCGGAGGTAGACAATGAAAATTGCGCTCAGCGTGACCACGGCTGACGGCGTACACACGTCCGTCGCCGAGTTCGCCGACTTCGTCAAGTACGAAGAAACACACAACGTCTCAATGGCAAAGATTGAAGACGACCTCAAAGTGCGTGACCTCGCATGGCTTGCCTGGCATTCAGAGAAGCGTCGCAAAGTCACCAGCCTCGAGTTCCACGCCTGGACTGAGACAGTTGAAGCAATCAGCATCTCCACCGAGGAGGCAAAGATTGGCCCTTTGGAGAGAACTCAGCCCACTGGTTGATCGCCTATTTGGCGTGCGAGACGGGCATCGCGCCGTCTCAACTGTTGGCTGAGTCTCCTCGAATGTTGTTCACGATGCAGGCGTATCTGCGTTGGCGTTTCGTGAAACAGAATCCGAACACGCCGTACAATCGCTGACATGGCAGAACTCACCCGCACGTCATCTGGAGCTGCGGCAGTCGGTCGTGCCGGTGAGGTTGCTTTCGTCGTTGACGGGCTCTTCAAGTTCCTGCGTGAAGCCAGCCAGGCGAACGAGAACTTCAACAGAGAGATGCGTATTGCAGCGCAAGTCGTCGCTCAGCATGTCGTTGATCGGGCGAAAGCCAACGCTGCCTCGCAACCCAAGCACGGTCCGCAACGCCCCGGCTCATCAGGCAGGTCTCAGGCACAAGTCGTGGTTGACGGGTTGCGTGCCAGGCGTGACCGTGTGCCAACCATCAAGCTCGATCACAACCGTGGCTATCCATCGAAGAGTCGCACGAACCGTCAACGCACTCGAGGTATTGAGGGTCCGTTCTTGGGCAAGAAGATACCGAAGCCTGGTACCGCGACGATGGGCATGGTGTTCTACGGTGCCGAGTTCGGTGGCCGTAGGCGACCAACGACGCAACAATTCTTGCGCCATCGAGGTAGGCAGGGCTACTTCTTTTGGCAGGCAGTACGGGACTCCAAATCGTTCATTGCCGTTGAATACGCCAATGCCATTGAGGGTGTTTTGAAGAAGCTTGCGATTGGGGCACGCTGACGCTAGGGTGAACCACAAGGAGCCCGCCATGCTTCCAACAACCCAGCCGAAGTCTGCCGTCATCAAGGCGGTCAAGTTTGACGACGTCAAGACCATCAAGCCAAAGCACTTTGCTATCTCATGGCTTGGGCTTGAATCATTGTTGTCGTCAAGCGTGGAGAACACCGACAAGACGAACCGTGAACTCTGGTCACCTGTCGAGTATTACCACCTGTCCACTCGAGGCAACCGCAACGTCAAGAACGTAACCTGTCTCGTCGTCGACATGGACGGCGAATCATTCGACTACGCCAAGCTTGACGGGCTGGAGTATCTCGCCTACACCACATGGTCACACCAGCCAGGCAACGAGCACTGGCACTTGGTTCTGCCACTTGCCAAGCCAGTGCCTGGGCACATGTGGAGCGACGTGTGGATTCAGCTCTTGGAACGCATCAATGTCGCAGGCGATCCGCAGACGAAAGACCCTGCACGACTCTTCTACAGACCGCAGCATCGCCCCGGTATCACGCCTGGGTTCAAGCGTCAGCATGGTGCGTTCCTTGATCCAGGTGACTTGTCGGTATTCCGTTCCGTCAAGTTCGGTCCATCACCGAGGACGACAACATGGCGTGAACCGCACGAGAGTCGCCGTGTCGCAGAGATACTTGACGAACGTTGGTGGAATGACCCGCAGGACTTGTCGCGTTTCAACGGAATGACGCAGACGGAGATTGCGCAATCATTGTTGACCGAGTTCAGGGAACTCAGAAAAACGCTCAATCTCTACTGAGTAGAATCGGTCGTCATGGCCGTATCACGCGAGTTCCTTGTCAAGCTCGTCGGCGACGCCAAGTCGCTCATCTCGACGTTCGACAAGGTCGGCAAGGAAGCGACGGCGACGCTCGGTAAGGGTGGTCTCGGCGGCAAGTTGATGGACTTGCTGCCATCGTTCAAGACGATTTCTATTGCTGGCACTGCGGCATTCGGTGCCGTATCTGCCGCAGCCGGGTTGGCGGTGAAGGCTGCGGCTGAGGATGCAGAGTCGCAGGCGCGTCTGGCTCAGGCGTTGAACACGACGTTCGGTGAGTCGAAGCAGTTGGTGGCGGCGACGGAAGAGTTCGTGTCTTCGATGTCAAAAGCGGCGGCGGTGTCGGATGACCAGTTGCGTCCGGCGATGACGACGCTGGTGCGCGCAACTGGTGATCTGAAGCAGTCGCAGGACTTGTTGAAACTGGCGCTCGACATCAGTGCCGGGTCGGGCCGTGACTTGGAGGCGGTCACCATCGGACTCGCCCGCGCCAGTCAGGGTCAGTTCACTGCGTTGACTCGTCTCGGTGTGCCGCTTGATCAGAACGCGGTAAAGACCAAGAACTTTGAGGCTGTCACACGCCAGTTGGCTGACACGTTTGAGGGTGCTGCGGCAGCGTCAGCCGATTCGGCACAGGGTCGATTCCGCGCATTCCGTATTGCAGTCGACGAATTGCAAGAACAGTTCGGCACATACTTGTTGCCAGTCTTGACTGATGTAGTCGACTTCTTTACGAAGAAACTGATTCCAGCAGTGAGCATGGCAATGGAAACATTCCGCAGTCGCGGAGTCAAAGAAGCCTTGGCGGTGTTCGTGGCTGCGTTCGGGGATGCTGGGCTGGCGATTCTTGGTGTGCTTGAGAAGACTGCGGCAGGAATCCAAGGCTTCCTGAACGGTGTCATTGTCTCGGTCAAACTTGCGTTTGATGTCATCACGCTTGACTTGGTCGGGGCAATAAAGAACGCGGCAGGGTTTGAAAAAGAACTGGCCGATCGGGCAAATGCGGCATCTAAGTCATTCGATGGTTTCAGGCAATCCGTAATGCAAGCGAGCAAGCGTCTTGAAATCATTGCGCAAGGCCCAATGGATGTAGTTGAGCGTCGTTTGGCTCAAGTTGGACGGATTGCAAAAGGCACGAAGACCAGTCTTGATGACTTGGGCGACGGTGCTCAGGGTGCAGGTCGTAAGAGCGGCAAGGCAGCCGACGACGTCAAGACTTTCCAAGAACGCCTGAAGGATTACACGGCGGCGGTGAAGTCGGCGAAGTCGGCTTCGGATGCGTTCGGTCGTAGTCAGGAGCGTGCGAGCGAGGCTCGAGTGTCGCTGGCTGATGCGGACAAGGCGTTGGCGAAAGCGCAGGAGGATTTGGCGAAGGCTCAGCAGGGTGGTTCGCCGGAGCAGATTGCGGCAGCCAATCGTAGGGTTGCGGCTGCTGAGCGCACTGTGGCTCGCGCCAAGTTCGATGTTGAAGAATCAGTCATCGCGGTTAGGGACGCAGAGCGTGAGTTGGCTGAGTTGCGTCAAGACCCGGAGGCGACTCCCGATGAGATTCGCAAAGCGGAGATTCGTCTTGCCGAAGCGAAGTTCGCCGTGGTCGATGCCGAGGATCGTCAGATTGAGGTTGCCACCGATTTGACCGAGGCCCGTCGCCAGTTGCGTATTGCCACGGAAGGGTTGCGTGAAGGTGACGAGGAACTCATCCCATTCCAGGCTGCGGTGGAGGATTTGACGAAGCGTCAGACCGACGCAGCCAAACGATACAAGGAAGCTCTGGAAGAGCAGACCGAAGCGTTGCAGGAATACACGGAGGCGTTGGCTGCGTTGCAGGCCGTGGCTGCGACGGTGCCGAAAGTTTCTGGGGCGAACCCGGTCACTGGTTTGATTCCCGTTCCGCCCACGCCAGTCAGCGAGCAACGCATCATGCCAGAAACCGCAGGCACATCAGTCATCGTGAACGTGACGGCTGGTATCGGCGGGAACGCCTACCAGGTCGGCAAAGAAATCATCGAGGTGCTGGATCAATACACGTCGGTGGCTGGTCCGCTCGACACCTTGATGCGCGTGGCCTGACATGGCCAAGACGATGCCGTGGGGTGAAACCCTCAAGGTGCTGCTCGATGCAGGGTTCGTGCAAGATGCGTTCACGCTCGACTCATCGACGCTGAACGGCGGCGACACACTCGACGGCTCCACCGACTTCGTCGACGTCACCGAGTACGTCCTGTCGGTCGGCATCACTCGCGGACGCACCGACCAACTCCGCTCGCAGTTTCAGCCGGGTGTCTGCCAGATCGTGCTCGATGACCGCGCCTCGGGCCGCGCCTTCGACCCAGCCAACACCGCCTCGCCCTACTACCAGGGCGACCTCGGCATCGCCCCACGACGCTTCGTCCAGGTCTACGCAGGTACCGCCGGTGACGAACCACTCTTCGTCGGACGAGTTCAAGACCTCGACATCGAATACGAACAACCCGACCTCTCAACCTGCACCATCGTCGGCGTCGACGACCTCTCCAGCTTCGCCAAGACAACGCTGCTCGCCTTCACCCCACCACAGGAACTCACCTCGGCCCGCGTCACCCGCATCCTCGACCGACCAGAAGTCGCCTACTCGACCGCCACCCGCAACATCTCCACCGGTGTCGCAACCCTCGGCACGTTCGCATACGCCGACGGCGACAGCGTCGCAGCCGCATTGCAGCAAGTCGCCGAATCAGAAGACGGTCGCTTCTTCATCGCACGCAACGGCAACGCAACCTTCCAACCACGCATCGACTTCACCTTCTCCACCGCAATCGCCACCTTCTCCGACGGCGGCACCGCCATCCCATACCAGTCACTCGACGTCCTCTACGGTGCCGAAACGCTCTACAACTCGGTCACCGTCACCACCCAAGCCAACGCGCTCGGCACCGCATCCGACTCAGCATCCATCACCCAATACGGCATCACCAACTACAGCCTCAACGACCTGCCACTCGCCAACGCCACCGAAGCCGCGACCCTCGCCCAGAACATCGTCGACAAATACAAAGACCCCGTCTCACGCTTCG